ACGAGAATTTGGATATTCAGATCCTGCTCTTCGTATGACAATGGCGTTATTGACTGAATTATTATTTCCACATATTCAAATAAATAATGACATGTTTTGTGCTTCTGGCCAGATTCCTTCTGGTATGTTTGCTACTGCCGAATCAAATTGTCTAAGGGGTCTAATTATTTTACTTTATGTGTGGTATAAGAACCCTAATACAATGTCTATGTGTTTCTTTAAATTTGTTTTTCCTGATGATTATGGAGATGATGCTTTGGCATCAATTAAAGAAGAGATTTCTCATCTCTTTAATAATATTATTTTCTCCAATTTATGTATGGAATACTTAGGAATGACAGTTACTCCTGCTTCTAAAGGAGATACCTTTGTTCCTTTTTTGGATATCTACTCTTGTAGTTATCTCAAGCGTAATTTTGTCTTCCGTGATGATTTAAATATTTGGGTTGCTCCTTTAGAAGCAAATTCAATTTATAAATCATTAGTGTGGACTATCAAATCGTCATCTGTAAGTGAAGCTGAACAAATGACTGGCTTGGTGCAATCAATGGTGCGAGAATTGTTTTTCCATTTTAAGCAAGAAAAATTTGAGCAAGTTCGAAGGGAACTTGTTTGGATGTTTTCTCAAGCTTATACTTTGGGAGATATAATTCCAACACCATCTTTCGAGGAAATATGTTCTAATATATTACCTCTTGAGTCGCGACCTGAGTCAGAATCCTATGTGATGCGGGATCTTACTTTGCCTTCTCATGGACACGGAGAGTTATTTAACTCGTTAGTCGGACTGGCGCCTATGGCTAATCCGGATATCACTCAGTATCCCATTCCGCTGTCGCTGTGGGATATGAAACTCTAACGGCAGGCTGATGATGAAAAAATACCACAATTTACCTATGATGATATTATGAGTGAGATCGAGCTCAAGGAAGTTATAGATGACAAAAATATCGATTATCTTAAAGCGTGTTATAGTAGGATGTTAACACGTTTACAATTATACAGAGGGTCCAATCAATTTGGACTCAATTCCTTTAACGACCATGCATTAATTAAGATGACAAGAGATAGTGGAAAACTTGAATTACAGGAAAGAGTGAGACTTCACTTTGAACTCTTGGGGAGAATTAAAAGTGTTGAATTGACTATTGGACAATATGATAAAGCTATTGCAAAAAGAAATAATATTAGATCCGAATCTAGTGAATCAATTAATGCTCAGGATCAAGGCTCAATAAGTAATGTTACTACAAGTGAAACTTTCATGGAGGTAGCTGCTAATGAGCTTGAGGGTATCAGTGCCGGTGAAAGTAAAAATTCATCTTCGGGTCAACGAAGTATTTTGACAGAAAATGAATTTTTTAGAAGACCTGTTGAAATAACAAAGCTTCAAATAACACCTGGTACTCCTATTGCAGTAGATCTTAAGATATGGGATACCTGGAGTCGGATTCCCTCGATAAGAGCAAAACTTAAAAATTTTGCATTTTTTAGAGGAAATTTAAAGGTTAGAATTGAAGCATCCGGCACCCCGTTTCATTTTGGTACTATTATAGTTTCTTATCAACCATTTGCGACAAAGAACCTTAATCTTATCAATCTTTTGTCACAAAACGTTTTTGATGCTGGTTTTATTCCATTGTGGCTAGCTTATATGTCCCAAGCTGAAGGTTCAGCCATTATAAATCTAAATAATAATCAGCCAGTGGAGTTGAGTTGCCCATATATACATCCTAGACCAATGTTAAGATTGTTTAATAATACTTCCACACTTATATCTGATGTTACTTCTTTTCAGGATTTTGTAGATCTTGGTGATTTGTATATATACACTCTTAATAATTTAGGAGCGGTTAGTGCATCTCCCACAAAAGTATATCTTCAAGTTTTTGCGTGGATGGAAGATGTAGAGCTGGGTACTACCACTGGAACCCAAATCCAAATTACCTCTGAATCAGATGAGAGAATTAATGGTCCTGTTGAGCGTATTTCAACTTCTTTGTATAAAGTATCTGAAGCTCTTAGCTCAATTCCTTATATTGGTTCTATGGCTAAAGCTAGTTCGGTAGTTCTGAAGGGTATTAGTTCAGTTGCTGCTTTGTTTGGATGGTCAAAGCCTACTATGAATACTCAGCCCAATCGAGTAAAAAATGAACCTTATCAAAGTAATTCTCAATTAATAGGTTTTGATACTGGGAGGAAAATATGTTTGGATCCCAAACAGGAACTTACTGTTGACCCTCGTATAGTAGGCATTGATTATGATGATATGTCTTTTTCTGTCATTTGTAAGCGAAAATCATATCTAACTACTTTTAATTGGGCAGTAACTGATGATTCTATGGTGGCTCCCATATTTACTATGGGTATTACTCCGTCTCTTGCAACTGAATATACTAAAGTGGGACATTTTTATTTCTTGCCTTCTCCAATGGCATGGTGTGCTGCCCCTTTTCTAAGTTGGAGAGGTGATATTTCATTTCGTGTCGAAATAGTTTGTTCCGCATTTCATCGTGGAAAATTGGGTGTATTTTTTGAACCTAATGTTTCACAAATGGCTCTTATAAACACACAATTGTATCTGAACAAACAATTTTTTAAAGTTATTGACATACAGGAAACTCAATGTGTAGATTTTTGTGTACCTTGGGCATCATATAGAGATTGGTTACAAGTATCCACTCCTACATTGACAGCAAGTTGGGTCAATTTTGCGTTTGGAACTACGGGAGTAGGATATTTAAATGGATATATAGGAATAATTCCCTTCACTGATCTTCAAAGTCCTGATGCTTCTAGTGTTTATGTAAACATTTATGTCTGGTCAGATAATATGCAATTTAATCAATTGTGTAATAATAATTTACCAACAGAAAGAAGAGTATATTCTGAATCCTCTGAAATACAAAATTGTATTCAACCAGTTGAGGTATCTTGCATTGATTTGAATCCCTCTACGGCTAATAATCGTAATGTATGTCATGAGTATTTTGGTGAACAGCCATTATCATTCAGATCTCTTCTCAAACGATTTATGTATAATCGTACTGTCACTGTGTCACCCCCTATTAATGCAGCCCCCTCGGTCTGCGGAATTTCAGACGCAATATTTCCAATTAACAATCTTCCCTATGGTGCTACAGGTGTAAACTCAGGTAACATAGATATGTTTAGTTATTTGAGACTTGCTTATTTAGGATTCCGAGGGGGGATAAAATATAGGTCAAGATATCAAAGTGTGTGGCCTATAAATCAGTCATATTGGACATTTGTTAGCCTCGGAACAGCTGCTACTACTGATACAGCTGGAACTATTACTTATGCAAGTACATTTCAAGGAGGTGGCATAAATGGGACTGAAATGTTTTCTCCAAACACTAATTGTGGTGTTGAGTACGAATTACCATTTTACAACACTAATTTGTTTTTATTCAGTTTTAGTACCACAAAAGAAATTGCAACTGGAGACATAATGTCATTACGATATATGCGTAACTTTGTATTTTCGTTTGACATGCCTGTTGTGGCTAGTGTTGTATCATCTGCTCTTGAGCACTGGTGCTCATCGGGGGAAGATTTTTCTTTCCTTCGATTTCAAGGAGCACCTATGTTTACTGTTTAACAGTAAACAAATATATTGTGCATGCAATTTAACATGCAAAAACTCTCATCTAATTTTAGGTGGGGCCCGGGAAGGCGGGATATAAACTAAGCGTACTGCTCTGCAGTCGTCTTTACTCTTAATTTAATAAGCAGAGCCAACCCTTTGCTTTTAATACCAAAAAAAAAAAAAAAAAACAC